GATTGACGGATGTATTGGTGACCGGAATGGAGATCAGATGAATAAGTGTGAGAGCAAGGCCGATTGCGATCGGCGCAAAACCAGTGGGAACCCTGCCATGCGTCGATCCCAGAATGACGATCAGGAAAAATGCCGTCAAAATGACTTCGATCAGCAGTGCCGACACGAGCGAATATCCACCCGGCGAATGTTCCCCGTAACCATTTGCGGCAAAACCGCCAATATCGGCACCGGCTTTGCCGGTAAGGATGACATAAAGCGCCCCCGCCGCGACAATCGCCCCCAGAACCTGCGCCACTATGTAAGGAGCGAGGTTCGATGCCGAAAATTTGCCAGCAACGGACAGACCGACGGAAACGGCCGGATTAAAATGACCGCCCGAAATACCCCCGACCGCATAGGCCATGGTCAAAACCGTCAGACCGAAAGCGAAAGCGACACCGAGAAAGCCAATGCCGAGTTCAGGAAAAGCAGCGGCAAAAACCGCACTGCCGCAACCTCCGAACACGAGCCAGAAAGTGCCAAGAAATTCCGAAAGAAGCTTGCGACTCATAACACTCCCCCAATAATGTTACGACCGCATCAACTATTACGTGCAATTTAATTGTAGTCAAGCTAAATCGCATAGTCGCACGTTTGCCGGAGCGATGGCGGTGACATGCGCGCTTTTGGCTGGCCAGGAAGTTGTTTGGATTGCCTTGAAAATATGGAGCGGGTGAAGGGAATCGAACCCTCGTATTCAGCTTGGGAAGCTCGATCTGTGACAGTTAAATCAAGCGCTTGCGAGTAAAACTCGTTAGTCTGCGCAAAAATTCATTCAATGTTTTCAATAACGCTGTAAAACTTCTAGCGATGCAGAAATGCGGACCTCTCGCCAGAAACCATCACAGAAACGATGGACCTTCTTTCCCACGCCGTTTTGCGCCGCATCGATCAGTAGCGCTAAGGCCCGCGTCCGACTCAAGACGCGCTATCTAGGCAAGCGGCCGATCGATCGCGCCACAATGAATTCTGGCGACCTCTATCATGTGCCCCCAAATGATCATGGATACTGCTACGCTATCGGCCCAGATGCTTCTTAGAGATTTAAGTTCCGGAGGGCCTAACAAAGTGAGGCCGTCTTGATGCAACCGGGTACCTCTCAAATTTCACGTGTGTTCCTCCTTCAAGCGGCTCTGAACCCCGAAAAAATCGTGAGCAGTCTTCGGCATTCAAGAGGAAACGCGGTCAAAAATGGCGGGAGTTTAGGACCTCCTGTGCAACGCCACCATACCCGGGAAAGATTCGCGCAGCACCATAACCTGCTTGCTGAAGCAACCGTAGAACGCGTCGACCTTCCGCCCCTGGCAGCCTAAGTTTTAGAAGGACCGGACGTTCCAACACAATTTGATGCGATTCTACAAATTGCTTTAACAAGGAATCGAGGGGCGTTCGATTAATCTTCTGCATACAGTTGACCTGATCGACAATTGGCAAAAGGTCGATGCCCCAGCTCGTAAAAATCCCTGACTGGGCCGCGAGATTTGGATTGTCAGCGTACGGCGGCGTCACCAACGATACTGGCACACTCAGCCCAGAAAGCTGCCAATCATGAATGACTGGGGCATTTAGTGCCCAAATAGACAAATCTTTTCCCGATTTCGCAGAGGCAGCAGCAAAGTAGGCTGCGACGAAAGGATCGTAAGTCCAATCTAGCAGCCGGGTCGGCACACCATAGTGCTGCGCGAGTGATGCCAGCTCCAGTAACTCATCCGGGATCCAGCGTCTTATTCCAAAAATTCCATTGAAATCGAATATTGCCGAAATATTTCGACGGATATTTGCTATAGCCGGAACACCCAACCCCCTACGATCTGCTGATTTGTAGAACTCTCGCAATAAATCAAACTCGTTGGTACACTGCAAATACTCAAAATCTATTTGATCGGGGATTGGCCGTCCGCCGCAAATTTCCCAGAAGGCGTCCGGTCGCAGCGCTGTTGGTACCAATTTGTATTCATCATCGGAGTGCCCACGAAAAATATATTGTGAAAGGTCGACTGGTGCCGTCCAAGGAGAAATTTCGGCAAGAAGTTGCGACGCGTCCTGAAACACCACTTCACGAAAGAACTCAGTCAATCACGACCCTCCTATTATCGAGGCTCTGCTTACGGACAGTACGGCTCTCGCGCCAAACCAGACCAATTATACGGCGCGCCACGAATGTCAGAAAGACTAGCTACTCGGTAGAATGTGGCTCGAAAACGCCCAACATTTCCAAGCATGTCAATATCGAATTGTAAAATGAAATTCACAGAAAACGGCCTTTGTAGATAAGTCGTGAGTAAGGGGCCGACGCGGTCTTGCAAATCGCTTGGCACGCGTTGCTCAGAAATCAAAGGTTCGAGTTCCGGAGAGCCTAGCAAAACAGCGCCTTTTCAACGGGTTAACCGATCGGTTAGCCATCAAATTTCACGCTTCGTTCCACGAGTTTTGGCTAACCGCTTTGAGCAGCGCGCCGCTAACGCAAGCTCATTTGAGGGAGACCTTATGTGTTACTGCAGATTTGCAGATTGACGCCGGTCGAACTGTAAATGACCTTATCGCCATGGACACCATCATTCACGCCGGATTTGAATCCGAGGATTTCACCGTCGTGCGCGACATGACCGTCAGTGAACTGATCGACATCATCGTCAAGCACGTCGACAGTTTTCAAGAAGCGATGGCAGCGGCTGATATACTCGATCCGCTTTGGACCGCCGCCAGCTACGAGGGCACCGGTTGGCGCGTATGGTACGTCAAGCGACACCATGACCGCACACTGCATTAGGGTCTTTTCTGCGAGCGTATCCGCAATGTAACGGGAGCGGTGACCACCTGATTACAAATCCCATCGCACTTTCAATAATTTCAGGTGCGTTGGATAACGTGATCTGTAAAATAAAACCCGAAAACACCAAACGTTTCCAGTTATGTCAGCATCATATTGTAAAATGAAATCCACAGAAAACGAGCCCTTTTGATAGATAGCCTAGTTCACTGGTGCCGAGGTCAGGTCACATGCAATTTGAAGTTCAGGACAGATCACGGTCGGGAGACTGTATGCAAGGAAATCTTCAGGATTGCGCCCACTTCATAATGCTCTGCCGAAGCCTTCCTTTAGAGGAGGCTGACGAGATTATGTTCGATGCGATTTTTTTATCTCCCCTGGATCTTCCCGCTTTGGATTTGTTCATCACGCAGATTTAGTGACGGTAGTTCCTGAGGAATGTAGGCAGATATTCAGCTTGGGAAGCTTCGAGAACAGCAATGGATTTCAATGCGGCGTGTCACTCCTGTCTTGTCTGATTTGACAAGACAGGATGCCCCGCATCTCACCGATGCTAAGCGGAGCGACCGCCCCTCGCCCACCTCTGCATCGCCTCTATAATAACGTCGGATATCCACATCGCGCTCGCACCAGTCAAAAAGGCGGCAGCATTCATCGTAGCTATCGGGTCTTCCGGTAGCGGCCAATTGATACTGTAGAGGTAATGCAGGAGCGGCGTGGTGAGATACGCCGCAGCCAGCGCCCCGCAGATAGGTGAGGCCAGCATTTCGCGCCATGTGTATTTCTGACGCGACAACGCGCGCAGAAGGCCGCCAGCAAGGCCAGCAATAAGCACTCCGAGTTTGATGCCGATGGCGTCGAGAAGATCGGTTAGATTCATGGGGTGGCCCTTGCGATGCGAGCATTGAGAAGCCCACTAGGGGCCGATCAATAGATAGTTAATCATTGTGGAATGAAGTTCTCGACGTACTCATCCGCATTTGCTTGAACTCTCTCAAATAAAAGACGGAGGCACCGTGGAAGAATTTATAAAAGCGATTGAAGACGCAGTTCGGCAGGAAAACTGGCTCGCAGCACTATCGCTTTCGCTATTGGTACCCGATATTTGTGGCCGCATTGACGATCCTTCGAAGAAGTCGAGCGTCAGATATGCCAGATGGTTCAATACCTGGTTTCAATTCCGTCAATCCAACCACACATTGGCAGGTAAAGACTGTTACGCACTCAGGTGCGCGATCACTCACGAGGGTCGAGCCGATACTTCCGCTCAGAAAGCGAAAGCCGCGATCGATAAATATCACTTTGTGAGGCCACCTACAGACGGATCAAAACCGCACATAACCGAACTCGCCGGCGCCCTTTACGTGCCTGTGGATATTTTCGTAGACGAAATGTGCACTGCTTTAACGCGTTGGTTATCGTCTAAATCCAATGACATCGGGGCCCAGAGAAGAATTGGTAATCTGATAAAAATCCACGAACCAACTGAGCAAATCGCGGCCGCGAAGATGACATATCCTTCTTTTGGCACCATCGGAACGATAAGCGTTGGATGAGGCGTACAAGGTGGCTGACGCCTATTTCCAGCAGGCAGCGTCTTGGCTGCATTGGCGATTGTTCGAATTGATGGCGGGGCCGGCTGTTTCGTCCTGAGAAGCGAGGCGCGCGGCTTGCGGATCGGTGAATCGGACAAATGCATATCCAGACCCATTAGTCGCAGGTGTTGTCTGGCAAGCCGCTATCGCGCATGAACACGAGGCAACGGCCGCGATCCGTAAGATTGCGGAAAGAGGCATTGTTTTTCTCCAGAGTGTTGATGCGCTCAATGGCAGCTTTCGCCGCCTCGATCTGGGCGACTGATTTGCCTTCGCGCTTTCCGATCTGAAACGACGTGATGGAAAGGGAGGTGGCAACGGAGAGTGATGCTGCTCCGATTTTTAACCAGGTAAGAACTCGCGCCCAGATCATGCCGACCTCACTCGCTTGACGAGGTAGATCAACCCGACAATACCGCCGCCGATCATCAGAGCAGCGAGTGCCCACTGCACCGGCCCAGACCCAGCGAAGATTGCGCCGGCCGCCGATAGCAATCCGCCGATTGGCCCCCAAGCCTCAGGCTTCTTGATCACCTCTACAATGCCGGTATCGCGAACGTCGGCTTTCGCCTGACCTTCTTCTGGTACCTTAACCTCTTTCACCATATTCTGGCCAAGGGTCGCCAAGCGAACAGCATTGCCGACGACGCCCAGCTGATCAGCCCACTGGCGTTTCGGATCTTTTCCCGTAACACGTATCGTCCAGCCTCGGCCATTGACCGGGAAGCCGGTCTTGGCATTTGTCAGACTGCGGAGATAGGCCATGCGCTCATCGCAATATGCGTAGATGAGTTTGGCTATGCCGCCGGGATAGGCTTTTGCGGCTGCAACCGTCTGCTCACCCACAGCACCATCCTCCCGCACGCCAAGGACACGCTGGAGGCGCCTGACTGCTGTTGAAGGCCCAGAGTTCACACCGAAGTCGAACGCCGCGTAATCGAGGCCTTTGGGAAGCAAGTCGCCGCCGCTCTGCACCCAATAGGAGCGACGGTAGATTTCGGTGGCCTCCTCCCGTGTCATGGCCTTGACCTGCTCTGCCGTGACGGAGGCCACCCCGCGGTGCGCAGCAAGCGTCTTGTGGGTGATGCCGTATTTGGTCGGGCCGCCCCGATCCGTCTTTGCATTGACGTAGCCACCCTCGTCACCAAACATGAGGTCGAGAGCGACGGGAAGCGTTTCCCGAGCCATGGCGTTCTCCTGATTGTTGGACATTAAAAAGGCTCACCGAAGCGAGCTAGAGTTGATCCACATGACATTTCGATCTACGCAAACGTGCATTCAGATCGCATCAAGGGGGTTAGCGTGAAGTTTTTGATAACTGGGACTGCGGGCTTCATAGGTTTCCATGTAGCCAAACGCCTTCTGGAGGATGGGCATGAAGTCGTTGGGTTTGATGCCATGACTCCCTACTACAGCCTGGTCTTGAAGGACGCTCGAAACAAAGAGCTTCTGTCCTACGAAAAGTACCGCTTTGTAAAAGGACTTTTAGAAGACAAAGACGCTATCCAACGGGCAACAGACCACGCGGATCCTGACGTCATCATACATTTAGCTGCCCAAGCTGGGGTCCGTTACAGCCTTGAGCATCCGAAAGCTTACGTCGACTCGAATATCATCGGCTCGTGGAATGTGCTCGAAGCTGCGAAAGGACGCGACGTGCACCTCATGCTTGCGTCTACATCCTCGATTTACGGCGCTAGCGAAACGATCCCCTTTAGAGAGACAGACAGCGCAAACGAACCCATAACTATCTATGCCGCAACTAAAAAGGCGATGGAGGCGATGGCACATTCCTATGCTCATCTTCATAAAATACCGACGACAGTGTTCCGCTTCTTTACGGTATACGGGCCGTGGGGAAGGCCAGACATGGCTCCCTACAAATTCACGAAAGCAATCCTCGAGGGAAGGCCGATCGAGATCTATGGCGAAGGGAAGATGAGCCGTGATTTTACATTCATATCCGATCTGGTGACCTCCATAATTAGCTTGTCATCCATAAAGCCTCAGGAGGCGAACCGCGTGGATGAGATTGACACTCTCTCGCGTCAAGGCCCGTTCCGGGTAGTAAATATCGGCGGAGGGCAGCCAGTACCTCTTATGGAATTCGTTGAAACGATCGAAAGAGAAACAGGCAAGGTTGCCGAGAAAATCATGCTGCCAATGCAGAAGGGCGATGTTCCTAGAACATTCTCAAGTCCTGAACTTCTGTTGGCACTAACCGGCTCAAAACCGGAAATAAGCATATCGTCAGGCATGAAAACCTTCGTGGAATGGTTCAAGCAACATCACAAACAGCTTGACCTTTAAGACCCCAGCAGAAGGTGGATGAACGATGAAAGTGAATTGGGATTACATCCAAAAGTATTGGGACTGGTTAGGCCACATCGTTGAGGGTCTTATTATGTCGGCAATTGTTACCGTAATATTTGTCTTTGCTGTCCCCTTAAAGATGGCTGCGCTCATTGGTATTGCGTTTTCAATCGGGCATTTTCACGGTCGCGAAAAACGAGACTATGAGCTTTCAGTCGACATGAAACCACCTCATCTGAAGGCCCATCTTATATGGAGATGGAGCGCCGATCAGATCACTGATTTCTGGCCGACGGCGATTGTTTTGCTACTCGGCATGCTAATCGTAAATGGCCTGTGACATCACTCAATCACCTGATGCGAGCTTCCTGAATTAACAAAAAATATAATTCAAGGTTGAATTACACAACCTCATCAAGTAACCGGTTTTTATGCGCTCGCATTAGCGATGTTTAATCTTCGACAGGAATCATTTTGTTGCCAGAAGGCAAGAGGGATCATCATGAGCAAGCCTATACCGATTGGAATAACTAGCGATGCTGTCTCTGGGGCAACGCTTTTCGCGAACAGGCGCGATGCTCTAGCGATGTGGCCGAAAAACTCGAAAGTGGCAGAACTTGGCGTAGGATTCGGGGGATACACCGCTGAAATTCTAACAACTGTAAAACCATCGCAATTTGACGCCTACGACCTGTTCAACTTGCACGAAATACCCATGCTTTGGGGCAAGCCGTCGTCTGAGATATTCAACGGCAAGACGCAGCGCGAATACTACGAGAACAAATTTAGGGAAGCTTTTTCATCTGGTGTTTTGAATGCCTACCCAGGCGATAGCTCCACACAACTATCGTCTAGACCGCCCGCGACATACGATGTCATCTACATAGACGGCGACCATACTATAAGAGGTGCCGCGAGAGACACGGAAGCCGCAGTCAAAGCGATCAAGAGTAACGGCATCCTCGTTTTTAACGATTACGTCGTCTACGACAAAGCAGGCGAGATGTACGGCGTTGTTCATGCCGTGAACGACCTTTGCGTCAACCATGGGTGGCGTGTTCTTTATCTAGCGCTTCAAACTGAAATGTTCTGCGATATTGCACTGGTTCGGGGCTAATCGGCCATGAATCATATCAACATTCAAGATGAACACGTCTCCATATTGAGAGCCTCTCAGTATTTCGACGCCAACTGGTATTTGAATACATATCAAGACGTCGCCATGATCGACCTAACGGCTGAGCAGCATTTTCTATGGCTCGGCGCCAGACTGAAAAGAAACCCAAGTCAGCATTTTGATACAGAATTTTACATCGAACAGAATCCTGACGTAGTCGCCGCCGGCATCAATCCCCTCATCCACTTTATCCTTCATGGACAAGCGGAGGGACGGCCTCCAGCGCCAATAATTCTGCCCACGATCAACCGGGACGCTGGCGAATTGGCGAAGCCTGTCATGACGCGAAACACTGTGATTTTGATTTCTGGTGAAGCACTAGATCGAGCCGGTTTCTTTTATCGCGTTCAGCGGTTGTCTGTCGCCTTCGAGGCGTTGGGCTACAAAGCAATAGTTCTGGCCGTTGCTGACGCCAATCGGAACCTGCCTGCCATCGAAGAGGCGGCGTTCGTTTTTATTTGGAGAGCGCTCCATAAAGACATTACGAACATTCTAAAGACCGCAAAGAACGCCAATACCCCTACGATCTACGATATTGACGATTTGATGGTCAGACCTGACCTCGCCACCGCCCAGTACATTGACGCAATAAGATTCAACAAGGCCGACCCGCAGAAGGTTTCTGAACACTATAGCCAGATTGTAGACGCTATGGCAGCAGCTGACTTTTGCACAGCTTCGACATCCGAACTCGCATGGCAAATGCGCCGCTCACCCAGACGCCGCCCGACTTTCGTGATCCCGAACGGATACGACAGAGAAGTCTACATGAAGTCTCGGCAAGCTTCCCGGTCCCGCCCTAAAGATGGACTAATCAGGATTGGATACGCAAGCGGCAGCAGAACCCATCAAGCCGATTTTAGACAATGCGCCTCCGCTGTGGCGACCGCTTTAAAAGAATACCCTAACGCGCGCCTGGTCTTATTTCGCAGGAACGAATTAGTAACGCTCGACCTTGAAGAATTTCCGGAATTTCATGGACTTGAGGACAGGGTAGAATGGCGCCCATTTGTGGAACTCAGAAACTTGCCTTTAGAGGTTGGCCGGTTTGACATAAACCTTGCTCCTCTAGAAGCCGGAAATCCCTTCTGCGAAAGCAAAAGTGAACTGAAGATTTTCGAGGCTGCACTCTGCGAGACACCAACTATCGCCTCTCCTACAGGACCTATGTCAAGGGCAATGATAGATGGTGAGACAGGGTTCCTCGCGACCACAGACGATCAGTGGCTATCCGCCCTTAGAGCCTTGTTATCCGATGCCAATTTCCGAAATGAAATGGGTGGTAAATCACATCGGTTTGCGTTGTGGCACTGGGGGCCGACGAGGCGTGCCGAGGTATTGAGATCTGTACTCGACCAAGTTGAGGGAGGTAGACGAGGGACGAGATCCGCGCATTATTCTGCCTCGGAAAAACCTGTACTTTCCGTTCCACTCCGGCCTTTCGAAACTATTGCAAACTACGACAAAGGCATGCCGTCTCAAGCAACGGTAATTGTCCCATTGTTCAACTACGAGACATACATTGAAGAAGCGCTGGAATCTGTAGCTGCGCAGACAATGCGAGATCTCGAACTAATTGTTGTGGATGACGCCTCAACCGACAACTCATTGGCGAAGGTGCGAGATTGGGCAGTATTAAATCACGATCGGTTCAACCGATTGGTTATCGTTAAACACGTGAACAATGAGGGCTTAGGCGCCTCGAGAAACACGGCCTTCAATCTGGCTGACACCCTATATGTTCTCCCTCTTGATGCCGACAATCGTATCCGGCCCCGTTGCTGCAGCGTCCTTTTTGAAGCCGCAAGAAGAGAAGCTGCCACTTTCGTGTATCCGGTCATCCAGCAGTTTGGCGACGGAAATTCAAAGATGGGTGGCGTTCCTTACCGACCAGCTAATTTGATCCCGGGGAACTACATCGACGCAATGGCGATGGTCTCGAAGGAAGCATGGGCATGTGTCGGTGGGTACTCCGAAAAAAGGCGTGGATGGCAAGACTATGAATTCTGGTGCAGATTAGCTGACAGGGGGCTTTTCGGCGCCCAGGTTGATGAGGTATTGGCAGATTATCGTGTACATAGCGGCTCCATGCTTCGAACGGCCACCGATAAAGGCAAAAACAAAGCAGAGCTTGTTTCCGATCTCGAAGAAACCTATCCTTGGCTTAGTCTGCGCGACGAACGAGACGGACATAGAGTGCCTGTTTTGAACAATATAACCCAACAACTGGAGCACTCTGATGAATGACCCCAGCGCGCCTGACCACGAAACCCTTCTTAGCCTTTGCGATGATTACATCGAGCGGTACAACTTGACCGATGAGGAAGCTCTAGGCGAGCCGCCCAAAGTCGAGACGGCAGCAAACCCTGAGGCCGATGAACTCGCTAAATCCGTTCGGGAGTATTTTCTTGAGATGGATCGGTCAAACTTCTTCGTGCATTTCGGCAAAGCGAAAGATCGCCTCAACGAAATGCACGAAGCTCTGACCTCGTATTATGCTGGCAAGGTCGACCCCCCCTCATGCCCCAGGTAGCACCTCAACCAAATAGCTCTCAATGGTCATCGTATCACCTGCATTGGCCAGTTGGCAGCGCAGCGTTAGATCATTATCAACCAAGGTGTTCACCGCGCCCGTCGTAAACGCAAACGGTGTTGCCCCGAAGTTATTTGTGATGATCTGCGAATTGCCGACGCCTCTATTCGCTATTTCAAACTGAACTCGTGCCGTAAGATTTGATGTCTGTGTGGAGATTGCGAGAGCAGACCCGCCTAGGTAGACCTGCAAAGCCTTGGAGTTTGCATTGTTTGTAAATGACAAGGAGACTGTTATCCGCAGCCTTCCATTGGTCCCCATCATATCGGCTGGCACCGGAACGGTGACTTTGGTTGTTAAAGCAGTTGTCCCGGTATGGGTTTCTGGAACAGCCGACTGTGCCAGAACCAATGGGCTCGCATTGACTTTTGCGGTGCTTGCATTCCTGATCTTACGACCGGTGCCAGTATACGAGTTCGTACCAATTATAGGCGCAATAGCTCCCGCCAATATATCTATGGCAACACACCCTACGGACGACCCCACACCGAAAGAGTTTCCGTCTATAACGACGCCTAACCCGGCCCCGCTATCTACTACGACGCCTCGATAAAGCGACGTTGTATTCGAGCGACGGAAGAATGCACCTGAGATAACTCCGTACGAAGTCGTTCCAAGCAAGTGTATGCCAATGAAGTCGCCTACCTGCGGCCCGATAGGAAAGAGGACCGCCCCCGCCTCGATAGAGAACTCGGTGGTGTTATTAAGCTCGAAGCACTTCTGGATCGCGGCGATATGCCCGCCAGACCAAACCATGGCAGTTTCCTGCGTGGCGTTGGTTTCCTTTACGCCAATCCCTACAGTGACGAACTCGTTGTGGATGAAATAGCAGCCTTCAGCATCCTCAAGCAAAGCGCCTATAGCCCAAGCTGAAGCAAATGTCCGCGCCACAGTGAGCTGCACCGGAGCGCCATCTCCGTGGAAATGAATAGCGATTTCGCTATCGGGGATGCTGCCGTAAACACCAGTATAAACGCCGTTAAACCGGCAGCTATCGATATCAAGGCCTTGCATCGATACGCCTTCAACAGCCTTCCGCCATCCTGTCTGAATGTACTCAGGGTTTCCCGACGCGCCCTTGATCTGCACATGGTGGAGCTTAACGTTCGTTTCCGCTCGCGGGAAAATGAAATCTCCGACAATGAGGCCACTATGGTCAAACTTGAGAGCAACGCCGTCAGCTACAGCGAAGGTCTCAAGTGAGATGTTGGAAAATTCGTAAGTACGTGGCGCGGAGCTAACCGTCACTTCGATACCGTCGCCGCTGGTCCACTGCAGGCGTGATGATCCCATCGCATCACCACGAACGGAGAGTGGCTTAGACGCCGTAAGCTTCGCGTTTAGAGCGTAAGCGCCAGCAGGTACAGACACCGTTAGCCCACGCTCGGCAGCGAAGTCGAACACGCGCTGGAACGCGGCAGTATTTACAGAAGCCGGTTCGCCAGTCCTAGCGCCCGCCATTCGGACGCTGATTTCGTGTTCAGCGATTTCCCACCAACCACCATTCAGCGCATCGACAGCGCCATTTGGCAAATAGCGATCTGCGGAGCGAACCTTCAGGCCATGGGCGGGCTCAGTGTTGACACGGACATATGATGCGCGGCCTACGCCCATAACAGCGTAGCCACGAGTTTCCAGCGAGTTCATGCCGGCAGGAAAAGCAATTGCCTCCATTCCGTTGCGGGTCGCCGTAATCGGAACTTCTTTTTCCGACACAATATCATTGACGTAGCCCGCAGCCTGATCCCGCGCCGACTCGGCGTCAACACGTGCCACCTCAGACCGATCAGCCTCGTCATCGGACCTATCGGCATCCTCCTCACTCTTCGCAGCCCAGTGCTTTGCAGAGAAAGTGGTTACGCCGTTACCGCCAAGAGTTGCCGGAACCGGAACGCCTTCGTCGTTGTTTGCCCAAGCCTTCGCAGACTGAGCGTTACGAAGTGAGTTCAGGTCTGAAATAAGACGGAACGTCGCTCCGGACACGAAGCCGGCAACAACATCGTTCTGCTGGAGCTCGCCAGCATCCGGATCTTCACCGGTGCGCGTCTTGATGGTCAGCACAGCTCCGCCGTCGAACCGCACCGTAACAGGAGAAGCCGTGTTCGTTGCGGAAATGGCGAGCGTCACGAGAGCAACGCCGTCGCCAGCCGGAAGGCGCGGAGACGTAGTGGCAACAATTGCGTTGGCCGTGCTTGCACCGGTCGGAGAGGCCGTGACGTACTGATAACCCGGCAGGAACGATGTCAGCTGCGTCCATGATCCAGAGCCGGATGCGCCAGCCTTAATGTAGAGGCCATTGTTCGCAGCGATCGGATCATTATAGACGATGGCGATAGTATTCGCAGCATAGGCCAGCGTCATAGCCGCCTCGGTAGCGAACCATGGGCCGGAAGAAAGAACGCCCGACGTGACGAGGTTTTCAAGCCATCCAGCCCACGAACGTATGTCCGACTTTTTGGGATTGTTGGCACCAGAAGACGGAATACCGTCTGCGACAAAATCTCTCCAGACTTCCGAACCGCGAGGTGCAGCCATGTCAGTTCTCCATGCGAAAGCGGCCTGCAAGCTGCAGGCGCTAAAATTGATGTGTTTGTGCTAGACCGTCAGGAGACGGAAAAAATGCCAGTCGGGACCGCGCTTGCCGCCCGTCCAGATGGGTTGATGGCGACGAGCCAGGCGTAATAATCGCCATCGTCGAGGCCGAGGATTGTGCGCTGGTCGATGGCGCTCGGTGGGCCATATTCTGTCGCGACGAGAGAAGCCCCGGAGAAGCTGTTCGTTGTGTTCAGATACAGCCGGCATGCAAAGTAATTGCTGCTGTTCGGAGCCGTCCATTGGAAGAGCGCCTGCCCGGTCCCCTCGGTGACAGATACATCTGTAACAGGGCCAGGAGGTGTAGGGTCAGCAACCGCCGTGAGCAGCTGGTAATCTGTCCATTCCGATTTAGTGCCGCCGCCCCAAGTGCGCAGGCGCGTCCGATATTGCTTGCCATCGACCAAGTACGGCGTTCTGACTTCCGTATCGCCCGCCTTGGAATAGACCGACTGCGCGGCGGCGGATCCGTCGACCGGCTCAAACTCCATCTCGTAATTGAGAATGAGCGCCTGAAACGTCCACTCCCCTACAATCAGCGCCGCCGACGCACCGCCTGAGACCACCTCAGTCTGAACCGAAGCTGTGAAGCCCAAAGGCTGCGGCACGCCGCCGGGAGCTACAGGCGTAATTGTGTTTCCCGGCGATCCTTCTTCTGTTGCTGCGTTGAAGGCGAAGAGGTCGGAAGACACCACAATACCGGAGAATGACATCCGCATGTTTCGCAGATCAAGCGTCACTGTTGACGTGATTTCGATAACCGCATTCACAAGCCCACGGCTGGGATAATGCACACGAATGTACCGGCGATAGGCGCAATTCTTTGCGTCACTGTAGTTTGCCGTAATCGAGACCTTGCGGGCATTCGCCCGAATGTAGGTCAGCTTCTGTTTGCGCTGGCAATGGTTGTGCGACTGGACCGCCGCATTGTCGAAAGTTCTGGTTCGCTCTGTCTCGTCAAATTCGCCGTAGGGGTCGCCATAGATCGCAGCGTCTTCCGTGACGAAATGATTGTCCGTATTCACATAGCGACCACGCACAGCAAGAACGGTAGCCGAAAGGCGCTTGTTCTTGTCGACGCGGATGGCAAAGATATGGTCCTGATCGAGCGTGATATCAGGCTCTACAAACTGGCCAGCGTGAACGCCGATCTTTCCGTCTGCCCGCTCGTAAACAACAAGTTCCGCAGCTTCATCGAGAATGCGCCCGACTTCAATCTGATCATTGTTTGCGCGGAACCACATACCTCCGTGATAACGAAGCTCAATTCCGCCGATGCGGTTTGTCACGATCTGATCGCAGACGTTGGCGGCATTGATCCAGTCCGGCATGTACATGCGGTCATAGCTCATCTTGCCGCCCCACGGGCTACACAGATGGCGCAATCTCATCAGCGCCAGGTTGGTGCTGAACGACCAGCTGTTGTGATTGCTGGTGCGCTGTCCGCCCGAGCCGCCGGGAACGGTGGAGTCCAACCGTGGATCATAGAGAAGCGCCCCTTCCAGAACGCAGGAATGCTCCGGCATCTGGTTCGGATAGACCTCAAGATAATCCTCCTGGGTGACAGTCGAACAGGACATGCGGATGGTAGCAAGGCCGTCGCCGCGATGATCATTTGTCCAGACGCCGGGAAAAGCAGAGACCACATCTGAATAGGCCGATTCCGCATCGAGGCCCGCATGCCACTGGATGAGAACCCAATTACCGGAGCCGCGATACGGCTTTGCAAAATGCTCAGGCGCCGTTACCCATCCATTGTTTCCCGCACTCAGCGTTACGGCCTCGTCATGCAGATAGTGCTGCAAAATGCCGTTGATGCGGTGACCGGCAAGACAGGTGATGTGGTAGGCGGTTCCATTCGCCTCTTCGAGAAATTGGTAGTCGCCGCCCTTCTTCACCCGACCCATGACGATCGACAGCGGTGGCACGTTCTGTTTGAGATTGTAGGAACCATCTTCAGGCTTCGGCACGGCTGGCTTTTGCACGAACGCTCCCTGCAACGCCGCAGCACCATAGGCAATACCGCCATAGAGCGCGGCCATGGTGCCAAGGTAAAGAAGGTTGGATGCGAGAACGCTGGTCGGACCGATGAAGGCGACGACCATCAGCGCGAAGGATTCAAGGATGCCCACTACAGTCTCCAGGCCGCCAAGGTCTTTGCGGCTATGCGTGCAAATCCGTGCGGCGTTCTGGTCAGCCAGCCCGCACCGTCATGGATGACGCCGAATTGTCTCGTGATGTTATGGCCGCTACCGACCACGCCGATATCGCCCTCGTGAGGAGTATCCGTGCGAGAAAGCCCCAATCTGTCAGCGCAGCCCGCCACAAGCTCGACGGCCCCCCCGTGACCGGCGAGAATATCGATCTGCCCCTCTCCCGGCTGATATGTACCGCGAAGGTGAGCGGCGGGATCAGGATAGCCAAGCCACACCGCCCACTCAGCAAGAGCAAGGCAACAATCAACCTTCCCTCCCGGCGACCACGGCTCTCGCTCATTGGCTGTCAGGAACATTGCCAGCCGTTCGTGCTTCACCAGTTTGGCCATCTGATTGTCTTGTCACGAAGCCCGGGTATGCGCTCGCATGAGCGATCGGCTGGCGCACCCGGGTTCAAGCGGGCCGACCTCGCCTTCTGGTCGACGTCAGAGAGGACACCGCCGTGCGTGCTAGTCCGCAGGGTGAATGCGTTCACAACCTCTATTGTCACCACGGACGTGGACGACTCATCGCCTGCCTGGTCGACAACCTCAAGATTGTCGATGGTGCCGGTGAATTTGATTTCCGGCTCACCCACTGGCTGCTCTGAATCATCCATCTCCTGAAGCTTCAGTATGAACGGTGACCCAGAGATGCTGCTGGTCTCATCATAATCCCAGATTGCATCTCCGGCAGAGGTGTCGACATTGATCAATGAGAGAGAAAGAGTGAACGCCTCACCATTGATGGCGGCCTCTATCGATTGCAGCGCGTCCTCAGTGAACTGGGCCGCGCGATAGATTTCGCCGTCGTCATCAACATACATTCCACCCGAGCCGTCCCAGATCCGGACAGTGTCACTCGGAAGTAAGATGTCGCAGAGAATGCGAAGAGACGCCATCAGATTAGCCCTTTCGCAAGTCGATACCAGTAGTCAGTGTCCTCAATGAAGGAGACGCCTGGCGAGGTATTGCTAGAGAGTGCGTCGGCAGTCACATCCATACCTCGATCTTCGGCCAATCGACAAAGCACCGCGGGACGGTCGAACTCCAGGTCTGCGCCATCGGGGATAAGCTCCCGGACGCTAGGGCTGACGGGAACTGTCCAAATATCGCCATCGACATCCAGGACAGGTCCGGCCTCATAGAGAGCGTACCTGTAAGAGAAGCGAACGCCGACGAGGTTATCGTCGGCGTTGATGATCCGCATCCGCATAGTAGTTGCGCCGATGGGCGCCACCCCATGCGATACTATACTGATTGCCCCTTGAGCATAGCGCGCTCCATCACTGAAAGAAGTATCGTCGCTATGAAAAGTTTCCGGCATGGCCTCGAATTTTCCGGAGGAGTACGGCGCCGACATGCCGGAACGGACAGGCACAGCTATCCGCCCCGATCGTCCGCCCATCATCTGCCGTATCGCCTGCCACGTCTGCCATTGCGTCCTATGCTGATTTCTTATCAGGACGTTCAAGTAGTCGACCTTCCAGAAGCCCAGATCAGTTCGAGTGGCTGTCTCAATCCCACCAAGCGTTCGACCACCGGAGCGTGTGAATGGCACCACGTTGGCCGAAATCTGATGCGGCGTGAGAACGCATAGAGGCCAGACTACGATCGCCATTCAGCACCCGCCTTGTTTTTTTGATATGACGCCATGGTAGGAACGACGCGCTGCGTGGACTGACTCACGGCAACCTGCACAATTGTACCACTCGCTGTCTGGACGCGCTGGTCGGCTATGTCGGCGATAATGGATTGATCAGCCGCAAGATTGATCGTGATCGTCTCGGAACCACCTACCGAGGATCGCGGCCCCCTTAGGTCCACAGGGATGCGCCTGCCATCTGGCAATGGGACAGCGGCTTCCGGGCCGGCTTCGCCGAAAATCGATGCAGATCGAGCCACGCCACCCTTGGCAAATTTCGGCAACGACTGCGGTTTCCCGTTGGCGGCTATACCGCCCTTGGCGAAACCGAATAACTTGAACAATCCGCCAAACAGCCCACCACCGCCGACGCTGGCAAAAGGACCAGTGCCAAGAAGCGCGGCTTGAGCGACCGCTTCGATCAGGGTGTTGAGAAACTTGTCGAGGGCAGCATTGCCGGTTTCGATCTGCGGTATCAACTCGGAGAAGGCATCATATGCCGTCTGCTTGAAGAAATCAGCCTGTTCCTTGACTTTGGCCTGTGTTGCCGCAAGCTTCTCTGATGCGACAGAAGCGTCAGCATACGCCCCTGCCAACGCGTCAATCTGGCTTTGCAAAGCAGGGGTGATGTCCATTCCAGCCTTTTGCGCAGCCGTCAGAAGCTCCTGCCGTGCAGTCGCATATTCAACCGCGCGGCCATAGTCGTTAACCGTTGGGTTCACCTGCTGTTGCGCGGCATTCTGGACCAGAAGCTGCTCGGTAGCTTCCTTGATCCGTTCGGACATTCGCTGAAACTCATCAGCACGCTTTGACTTCCCACCCTTGCCTTTTCCGCCTGCGTCCGGAGCAGAAGCGCCGCCGCCGCCGCCCGTGTCGGAAAAAGTGGTATTCAGAGCGGAACTCAGCTTATTGGCCGAAACCTCCGTCAAATCCATTTCGGCCCGGATCTTCTGAATTTCCGCAGATATAGGGCTTTTGGCGATGACCTCCCTGGTCTTGTCTAAACCGGTGATGTCGTCAGGGAGATTGACTAGACGACCGACGCGGGGATCCGAAAAACCGGTGCGATCCGTATCGACACGGGTCATAACCTTGCTGCCAATTTCGCTCTTGAGGCGCGCACCCGCTGCACTCAGTTCAGCCTGTTTGACAGCAATCAGGGCCTGTTGCCGCTTGACCTCCAGTTCGAGCAGAGACTTCTTGGCCTCAAACTCTCGCTTTGTATCGGCAACGATGCTGGTCGATGCACTGGTTTGCGCACCCGCCGTTGAGGCTATCGCCGACTTATATGCGTCCTGCGCCCGTTTTGCGTCGTCAATCATCCCCTGGATTTGCCCAGCGCCGGCAGCGCTTTCAGCCAAGCTGCGCGTTGCATCGTCGATGTTGGTAGACCAATTCGAAAACGCAATCGCCGCACCCGCAGCAATACCAGCGATGACACTCAGCGGACCGAGAGCGGCACGGAAGGTTATCGCGCTCGTCGTGCCAAGTGCGATCGCGCGATTGAGCGCCATCAGTGCCGTGACGCCGTTGCCAAGAGCAAGGATCATCCCGCCGATCGCGCGACCTGCAAGCGCGCCGGCGATGATTGTCGCAAACGCTACCGCCGTGTCTCCGACCCCGTCGAAATTGTCCGCCAGAGCATTGAGGGCCGCAACCAGACGCTCGGAAACACCGAGACTGGCATCTGCTTCGCCAATGTACTTTGTGAAAGCATTGTTGACCTTGGTCAGGCCCTGGTCGATCGTCTGCGTCGCATTGGCGGCCATACTCTGGATCGATGGCAAACCTTTGAGGAAAGCCTCGAAGAACTGCTTGCCGGAAACTTTGCCGTCGTTCACGAGTTGCTTGAGCTTATTGACAGATCCGCCGGCCTTATCAAGACCATTCGCGACGGCAATCAGGATTGGTCGAGCGCCTTCATTGATCGAATTGAACTCTTCTGCCTGAACGCGGGCCTGCCCAAGAAGCTGTCCTAGCTGCGTAAGCGAACCGGATGCCTCGCTGGCACCCGTGCCTGCAACACGCAATGCAACGCCCACGCCGTCAGAGAACTTCAGCAGATCCTGCTGACTGGCCCCAAGGTTGTCAGATGCCTGCGAAGCCTTTCCGAACAAGTCGGCCATTGCCGTGACCGGTGCTGCGTTGTTTTGCGCAGACCGGTAAATCTGATTGAGGACATCTACCTGCTTGGAACCAGTGACACCTGCAACGGCGAGACTATTTTTCGCAGCCGTCCATGCATCAGCATACTGCATCACCTCACGAACAGAGAGCGCAGCACCTATCCCCGACAAGGGACCGATCAGGCTTGCGGCCGCGCTGCGTCCAATCGTGTCGAGAGTCTTGTTCATTTTCTGAAACCGGACTTCGACCGCCTTTGCGCGCTTGTCAGCGACGCCATTCATGCGTTGCATCTCGCGCTCAAAGGCGCGCATCCGCGCTTCCACGGACACGATCAGACGATCAACATCGGTTGCCATTAGAAACCCTCAATACCGAGTTCCGAAAGCGTTGCATCATCCATGGCGGGTGCCGCAGCCTCAGGACTCCTGTTGGCAATGCGGAAGCCGTCCTGCGCGCACGCAAACTCCCACAAGGTCATGGTGCCGACATCACGATGGATGACGCCTGCCCATTTATACAAATTGGAAAACCGCCATTTGCCACGCGGAAGGGGATTGCGGTCTAGCTCTCCTCCCCCGCCCCCATCTCCCCCGGCTGGTCATCCTCAGAGCCGAAGAGCGCAGCCATCAGGACCGCCCGTGCGGTAGCGACGGACATCGTCAATGGGCGGTCCTCGACATAGCGAAGCACGAGCTTACGAGCATCTTCCTTCGACATGCCGCCGCCTTCCAATCCGATCCGGATAGGCTCGATGACATCTTCCACATACCAGGAGCCATCGGCCAGTCGGCTAAGAATGAACTGCGGGCCAGCGTCGCATTTAACTTGCAACGCCCGCAGGTGCTCGATGGCGAGCATAAAGTGATGCTCGCCGCCAGCCCATGTGATATCCACACCTCGCATCCTCATGCGGCCTTTGCGGTGCGCGTCGGAATTCCGTCAAAGCGGATTTCAATTTCGCGCGTGACCTTGCCCTGACCTTTCTGGGCATCGTCATTCATGCTAGTGAGATATGCGAAGCCGGTTTCGTATTCCGTGTCACCAACAGCAGCGTTCAAATGGGCGACGCGGATGTTCTTGCGTTGCGCGAGATACCACCAATCCATCATCATCTCATGGCTTTGGCGGGCCCAGACCGCAGTTCCAGCGACCGTCACCGCCTGTGACTGGGGTGTGATCTCCACATCATTTGGGAGACTTTCGTCGTCGCAGTCTGCGGGCACTTCCGTTTCACTCATGTTGGTCGTGCGGCTGATCGTGCGGCCTGTAATGCCGCAGATTTTCGCCCATGTTCCGGACGTTTCGGTTTCGACTTCAAGCACCATCTGGTGGAAGTCTTCAGTCACAGGTTTTACCATCGCAACTATCTCCATGCGAAATGACCGGGTTTTCCGGATCTGGGAAAGGAATTTCTAAAGAACCGCAGGTGGTTTCTTTTTGCGTTTGGAAGCCGTCGCAACCTGTCGCGATGGCGGGTTGGCCGGTTCAGCCCAACCTTTCGAAACCGCAAATGTCACAACATCCTGCGGCCATTCTTGCGGCTCTGGTCCAGCCGCAAACGTGAAAGAGTAGACCGATCTGGGGCGGCGAAATGTCCCACCCGTGCTCACAAGCATCCAGGCCATCACTCAATATCCTCCACAGAAACCGTGACCGGCACTACACCGTGGCTTGTGAGTCCATCGGCATCACGAAACACGCGGACGGTCCCGACTGTCATTTCACCCAGTGCAAAGGCCGCAACCTCATGCTGGCTTCGATAAAGAATGCGACGAACGCGATCTGAGATGTCGCGGCACGACCTGTCGAGGTCAGCCTGTCGGCTCCAGACATCAACCTGCAAGTTGACCGTGCCGGAACCGATGCACTCAGCATCATCCTCCTCGTAGCTCGAAGGACCAAAGCTGACGTAGGCGAGACTAACGCCGAATGGGTTTTTCGGGATTCTGTCGTAAACGCCGTTGATCATAGTAGTAAGGACATCGTCAGCCTTCAGCGCTTCGAAGACGACCTTCTGGACAACCGACTGTTCCCCACTCATGCCGAAGCCTCTTTCAACGCCTTCTTGATGTTGCGGGTTACGCGCCCCGTCACACGCTTCCTGACCAGACGCCAGCCGGGATAGAAGAACGGTTGCGGGCGGATGGCTGGAATGGTAGCTCCGGCAAATTTCCCGCCAGCCGTATGCGCCTGCGTGCCGAATTCAACAAATCTGGCGTAATAGGCATCACCCCCGCCAGCGTAGATCGTGATGCGCAAACCATCTGATGATTTCCTTGAGCTGCGCGCCAAAGTGAGAGCGCCCTTTGGGGCATCGCCCCACGTCCATGAAATACTCATCTGTAGATCGCCGTCATCGACGGGCGCAAAACTTTTCATGACGGAGACAGCTTCATTTGCGCTTTGCTCCATCGCCTCACGCACCCGCTTTTCGACGGCCTGCGGAATTTTCTTTGTCAGCTTGTTCTTGAGCCGGTCAAGACCTTCTATCGCCATCAGCTCGCCACTCCACTCTCGACGGTGATGTGCAGCCATTGGCGATCATCGGAAGGAATGATCGATTTAACGGCGTAGACCTTCGAGGTTCGGACATCACGCATCTGCCAGTCCGTATCGACCAGCCGCGTCTCACTGTCCGATCGAACAAGAACAACAACAGGCTGACGCCCTTCGAGGCGGGCCGCGATGACAGCCTCGCCACCGCGTAAGAAGGTAAACCCGGCACGACGCTGAAATTGTTCGACGAAATCACCCTCTACGTTTCCATGCTGGTCATCTTCAAGGGCACGAGCCTCGAATGCGATGTGCTCGCGTAAGGAGCCTGCCGATGGAAGTTTTACCAACTGCCCTACTCCGTGATTAGATCGAAAACCTGCGCCACTTTGAAATCAGTGCATTTTCGATGACGGAAAGCGTCGCCGACGCTTCAGTCGCGCTTTGCTCGTATCCGATTTGCACCCGGGCAATGATGGCGGTGCAGATATCCTTGGGCACAGTCGGTTTAGCGTCGACGATTGGCCAGCCGGCCTTGTATTCCACAGTGACGGCGCCTCGCTCGTAGAGGTCTGACGGTTTCGAGAACGCGTTACGAAATCGGATCTGACTCTGGCCGCCAGCGCTGGTTTCTAGGCCGTAGCTAGCGGTAGGAATGATCGATATCTGACCAGCAGAGTTCCGCCATGAAACGGCTATCGGCTCGATAGCTGGCCCTAGGGGTAAACACAGCCACTGGTCGAACTGGTCATAGCTCTGTCGCCATGCCTGCTCGACGAGGCAAATCCCGAGAACGCCTGTCCAGCCCTCGTAATAATCAACAGCTGCCTGGATCAGGCTCTCGATCAAGGCATCGTCGTCAGAGCTATCGACGCGCAACGCTTTCTTGACGTCAACAACCGAGACCGGAAGAACGGCAGGCGCCGTTACGCGGACTGGACGATGCATTTTACTCTGCCTTGTTGCTCGGAACCTGTTCCGCCTTGTTTGCGACCTTGGGTTCAGCTTTCGCCTTTTCCACGCCTGCCTTGATCTTTTCGATCTCGGTCGCGGCTGCCGTGCGAGTATTATCGACCATCTCCTTGATCTCCTGCATGTCAGAATCGGCTTTCTTCCGAGCCTCAGAAAGCGTCTCGGCGATGTCGGAAGCCTCCTTGTCGGCTTTCGCGCGCGCTTCATTGAGATCATCCGTAAGCTTCGTAAGAGCTTCCTCGGTCAGCTTCCGCGCATTGGCCAGACGTTCATCTTCCAGTACGAGGAGATTATCGACCTCCGACTTGCGAGCCTCGACAACCTCCGCTTTCGACTGCGCCGCAGAATCTTTCCAGCGTTTTGGATCATGGTCAGCCAGCACGCCGAGATCGAGCAGATGCTTTGCATCCACCTTTTTCAGTTCGCGAGTTTCGCCGCTCCGGTAAAACCGGTCGCCTTCGTGCTCACGGAGCACATCGTATTTTACCGTTTCGCTCATTTCCATTCTCCTTCGGTTCACGAAGAGGGCGGCAACCCGCCCTCTGTAGTCAGCCGACCGAGTTTTCCGCCTTAGGGAGCAGGCGGAGCTACGTTGCCGTAGATGAGGCCTTCGGGACGATAAACCGCCAGCGCCAGCCGCTCTTCGCCCAAGATAGTCACCTTGTTGCGAACGAAGTCGTCGTTTTGGAAGCCAACCTCGATCCGGGATTGCCACTGATCGAAGATCTGGGCCGCCAAGCGGAAGGCTCCGGTCAGAAACTTGCCGACTGCGATCGACTGAGTGGCGACCACCGGAAGCCCCCACAGCGTCGGGCGAAGCGTACCCTGCGGATTGCCGATGATGTAGCGGCCTTCGCCGTCCTTCAGGGTTTCGATACCAGCCCAGTCGATGTCGTTCAGGACGTGGCCAGTCGCCGGGAACTCAGCGAGGGCGGCCTGAAGCATTGCGACGCGCAAGACATCGATCGAGGTCATAGGCGCTGGGGCGGTGTAGCCGGCAGGGATCGCAAAAGCGGTCGCCTGGGGAATAAGGCCGAGAAGATTGTCGCCAGTGCCATCGCCGTTGAGCAGCTGGCTCTCTTCCTTGATCGCCAGACCGTAGATCAGCCGGCCATCGATCATCGAACGGATCTGCGGGAAGTCCGACAAGATCTGCTTGGATGCGCGGAACCAGTGCGCAATGACCCTAGTCGAAACCGTCTTGTCAGTGAGCTTGATATCGGAATTCGGCTTCAGGCCACCTTCGGCGACAGGTGCCGCATTATTGGTGAAGCCCGTTTCCTGAATGTACTCGATAACAGGACTGTCTGTGTTGCCGGGCGTCAGGAGATCACGCACCGTCAGCCGACGCTGCGGAAGCTCCAGAACACCGCCGAGGCGGTTTGGCGAAATCGCGGCGCCAGCCGAACCGGCAGCATTGGTCGTGGCCGTAGTAATGTCAGCCTTCACCGGCATGCTGGCAGAAGCGCCGCTGCGAGGGGCAGAAGCAAGTGCCTTCAGTTCCTCGCTTTCGACAAACTGCTGACCGAATGTCTTTTCGCCTTCACGGCTACCGAGATCCGCGCGCGCGAGCTTTTGTTCCATCTCGGAAACCTGCTCGCTGAGGCCGTTCATCTTGAGCAGCGCCTCGTCGGCCTTTTCCTTGAGGGATTTTGACAGTTCCTCGCCCGATTTGGCCTTTCCAATCGCCTCTTCGGCGATCTGCTTCACCTTATCGATAGCCTCATCAAACTGCTTTTTGACCTGATTGGCCAGTTGCTCAGCCGATTTGCTATCGGGGTGACCGCCGCCATCGCGCAAATAGCGGCCAGCGGCACGCTCGTTTGCAGTCATAGCTCCGATGATGCTGGCAGATGCCAGCATGTAAATTCTCTTTTTCATGGATTTGCCTCTTGTGGCTTTAAAGTTACGCGGTCAGCAGCGCCTGCATGAACGCGGTTCCGGGGTCCGCAACGGCAAGATCCCCCTGCCCTTTCAGGTGGACGCGCGCGGCACGCTCCGCCTGTGAATTCGAAAAGCCCAATCCTTTGAGCCAGGTTTCGAATTCGCGCTCTGTCAGCCGGTCCCCGGCCTTCAGACGATCTGATAATTCGTAAGCGGCCTTTGCGGCCTTGACGCTGGCGATCGTGGCATTGTCGTTGGCGCCGATCGACACAATGGAGACTTCCTTCAGGTCGATCTTTTCGAGCGTCCAGACCCCTGTATCCGTATCAACGGAATATTCCTTGATGCGATAACCGATCGACAGGCCGTCAATGTCGCGCTCTTTCAGAAGCTCGTAGGCCTCCCGAGCGCGCTGGACGCCCATGTTCAGTTTGCCACGAAGGAAAAGGCCTTTGTCATCCTCCTTTGCCTCAAACCATTTGCCGATCGGCTCGCGGGAGTCATGCTGCCAGAACATTTTCGGCATGGTCCCTGCGGCCTTATGTGCGGCAAGGGAGTCGCTATAAGCACCCGGCGCAATCACGTCGCCGTAACTATCGGGCTCGCCGCCAAACGTGGAACCATACCCCTCGATCTCGCCGCTTTCCTTCATATCCTTGATGGACAGGCAAGCCGTTCCAAACTTCATAAGCATGGTCATTGAGGTTGTCCCCTCTCTTGCGCGATCAGCTGCCGAACAGCCTCTTCATCAATCTCGGAAATCGGCTTGTTCTGCATTTGCATGCGAGGAATATTTCCGCCCTCGACAGGCGGCAGGTTTTCCAGGTCTCGAACCTCATTGATTGTCATGGCGCCGATCTGCGTCATCTGCTGGTAGAACCGGGCGCGGCCGGCGCTATCGGCGCGTAGCAATCCTTCGAGGTTGAACTCAACAGACACGCCAGAAGCACGATCAGCAGCGGTGAGCAGCTGCTTTTCGATGGCCTGCTCAATACGCTTTAGGCGGCGGCGAAGCGTAAACTTCTGAAAACCAAGCGTTTGCTGCTCGATGCCCGATCCCCAGCTCGTCGTCTTCTCGGTATGACCGACCATGAAAGGCGGTACTCCGAAGAAGCGGCAAACCTCCTCCACCGAAAAACTGCGGGATTCCAGCATCTGCGCATCCTCAGGGGCGAGAGTCAGTTGCTCCCATTTCGTGCCACCCTCAAGAATCATCGGCTTGCCGGTATCGGCGGCTGTCTGGAATTTCGACGCCAGATTTTCTTCAGCTAATTTGCGCTGCTCTGGCGTCAACCACTTATCGAATGTCAACACGCCTGAGGGGCGCATACCATTCTTGAAAGTCGAAGACGCTGACTTGTCGACAGCTCGAGCCAAGCTGAAGGTGTGCCGCCCGTAATGCAGAGTAGACATACCCCCGAGAGGATTGCCGCCAAAGCCACGAATATGCAGCATCGTCTTGTCGGTCTCGACGAAATATCTCCCATCCTGAGACCAGCGGTATTCGATTGACCCGTTCTGGAGCCTCCGAACACCCATCAGGGCTGGGTTGACCGGCATCAGCGAGGCAATGCCACGGCTGTTTCGCTCAATCCGCGCGTAAGCGTTACCCCTCATTTCGATTGACGCCGCTATAAATTCCCAGAAATCCACGGCGGTCTGGTCATAGTTGGGGCTGTCGTGGAGCAACCGATATAGCGGATGTTCTCGGTACACCTCCCTGATGCCCTTTGCATCGCGCCGGTAGACCATCAGAGGCAGACTGGCGATCGTGCCAGACAGCAGATTAATGCATGCCCAGGCCGAAGAAATCGAAAGAACGCTGGAATCCGTTACCGGCTCTCCGGCATCGCCAATCCCCGACGCATGCCAGCCCTCCGTGTTCTCGATCGACAGCATTCGCGCCATCGTCGAAGCCGCCTTGAACGCAAGTCTGCGGAAAGGGTTCACTAGCCACCTGCCATCTCTCGGAAATAATCGTCCATCCCCGTGCCAGAAGGTTCGGGATTGAGGAACATCAGCATCGCTGCGTTGAATGCCGCCATCAGCGGGTCAATCTTGGAGGCGCCTGCCGCCTGCTTTGTGACGATATAGTTTGAGCCGCGAAGCTCCGTTTTGGCATTCCCCACGCACCATGCCATTAGCGGCTGGCCGCAATGAATGAGCGTCCGATCCTTGAGCTTGCGTGGTAGCGTTGTGATCGAAGACTGAAGTTTCCACCCCTGACCGACTGCCATGGTCAAATCACCCGACATTCCACGTTCAGCCAGAGCATCGAGAAGGCTTGCCACCCCGTAAGCATCGAGGCCGATAGCTGCCTTTTCAGGAAGAAGGCCCGCCAACAGAAGCCGCTCACAGATATCGGCCATTTCGGTGATATCCTGATCTGCCCCCTCGTCGTCTGAGCAGACGATAAGATCACCGTCCTTCTCAAAGTCCCGAAGACGCGGAGCGATCTCCTTTCGCCTCTCGAAAACATCAGTGTGTGCCCACGCCCGAACCCAGAGCATCCAGTTTCGAGTTAGCTTCTGACGACCGATCACGGCGAGACCCATAATGTCATCGAGGCCGCCTCCGTCGATGCCAATAACAGCCACATCGCAATCAGTAATGATTTTTTCGAGGTTCATTCCCTCTTGGACGGCGCCCTCCCAGTAAGTGGCGCCAGGCCAACGATCAGCGTGTAGCCCAAGCCCAACTTCCACATTGAAGTGTTGGGATGCGATCAGCGCCAGCTTTTCCGGTCCTTCGCGCTGAGCGGTTGCAATCTCGCCAGCCAGATATTCCTCATTAACTGATCGGTTAAGGTTCGGATTGACCAAACCCCACGTGTCGCGGCGCATCCAGCCGCCATCCACTGCATCCTCAGCGGGGAGTTCGTAGAGGACGGCGAGCATTGGAAACTCAAACTTGCCGTCTCGAACGTCGCGTGCCTTCTGCAGTTCTGCCTTGAAGACACCAGCCGGCGGCGACTTCGATTGCGTTGTGATCTGAAGAAGAAAGCCGTCCGGTCGAGCTGCCAGTGAACCACGGATCTCAACGAAGATGTCTGCCGCCTTGGAGATCGTCGAGAAGACGTGCGTTTCGTCGATCAGAATGTACGTGGCTTTTGATCCGGTTATGACATCTGCCGCCGCAGCTTTCACCTGGATGATGGCAAGCGTTCGAAGATTGGTTATCTTCTTGATGTGGTCCTGCGGCTGGAAAAGCTTGGTTAGCTCTTTGTCCAACCGAATAATTCCAACCGCCTGCTTGAAGGATATCTCCGCAATCGTCTTCGTCGGCGCGATCAGCAACAGCTCCGCTTCAGGACGCTCATTAATGATTGCGGCTGTGATGATTATGGCGGCCGCAATCGAAGACTTCCCGTTCTTCTTCGGCACGAGCAAGAAGAATTCGCGCAGCGCTCTGCGCTTTTTTTCCGGGTCGTAGCTGCCGAAGATGACGCGGACGAAATCAAAGACCCAATCGTCGCATGCCTCGCCATACGTGGGATTTCCGATGATATCGGGAACCCGTAAGCGCTTGAAAATGCGAAGCGCCTTTTCGGCGACGACATCGTAGAGAGGAAGATCAGGAATGAGGGACCGCTTATTGCGGATCCGGTCTTTCCAATCTGGCACTGCCGTTGACCAGGTCGAGGCCGGAACCCACGCTGTATCCATCATTGCACCCTATTTACACCGGGCAGGAGATCGTTACCCCAGCTACTGCCCTCGCCCGCCGATTTAGCGGCCTCTTTCGCCGCTTCCTTTTTGCCAACCTTTTCCTTTGTGGCCTTGTCTGCTTGAGCATCGGCTATCCTTGCGTCAGCAAGCGTCATGTCTGAGCGGTCAATCATCTTGCCCAGCTCCTTAAGAGCGGCGACGTTACCGGCATTCGCCTGGTCCATCGCAATCTCGTAGCGGCGCGCATCCAGCCGGTCGCGCATCTTGCCTCGCTCTTTCAGTTCGGCTCTAAAATACCTCTTCAGAGTGGCGGGGGAGACACCAATGCCGTTAGCCATCCGCTCGATCGACCAACCAAGCGCCAACAAGAGCTTGATTTTATTGCGGTCTCTGTCAGTGGGCGTGTAAGGCGGGCGTCCGCGCTTCCCCTGCCAGTCCGGAATAGGCTGGCCGAACAGGTCAAAATCTTCGCTCATCAGAAAAAAATCTCTACGTGAGGGGGACGCGGGTGCGGAGGTAGGCGACCTTTCAGACTTTCGACCGCCCCCCCCATCGAACTGAAGGTGCCGCTTGCTTCCTCCGCCCACGTTGATCCCGTGTCCCTAATCGCTCTCGCAAGGTTGACCGCGCATCCCGCGCTTCCGGCGTGTCCCTGCCACCCAACGCAAGCGGTCAGCAGGCCTAAAGTGTGCCTTGCCCAAGGGCTGCTCAATCCTGCCATGGCAATGGCGACCGTTGACAGTTAAGTTCAAACCATCGGTCATTCACAGGCATCTGCCCAGAGCGAGGCGGGCGGGTAATCCTAGAAGCGGCGTCGCGACCGCTCCTCTCGTTGCTTAAATGTGTCGTGGCATGGCTTGCACAGCGTTTGCAGGTTCTTCTCATCGAAGAACAACGCCTCGTCACCCTTGTGGGGTGTGACGTGGTCGCAGATGAGTTTCGATGTGTTGCCTTCGATCTTGCCGCAGCCTGCCATCTGGCAAGTGAACAGGTCGCGCTTGAATGTCTCAATGCGCAGACGCTTCCATCGCACCAGCTGATACCACTTGCGCCAAGGCTCTGCCGTCTGCCGATGCTTGTTGCGATCCTGCTCATCACCAGGTGCGGGACCCAGCCGAGGAGGCAACGTGTCGAGCGTTGGCTTGAGTGTGGTAAGTCTGCCCATAACCTAGAATGCAGAAAGGCGACCTAGTTAGGGTCGCCTTCACTCAAGTCCGCCGATGGATATAGCTGTCGCACTGGCCTTGAATCGGTCTCTCTGGCGAGAGGGTCAAGGCAGGGTCTACCCGGCATACCCGCGTGGGAGGTTTTAACTCCACTCGCCGGTCGAGACCGACGCGCTTGCACAGGATCAGCAGATCATCCTTCACTATCCATAGTCACAACTTTTCGAGCAGTGCAAGAGAGGTTTCGACGGGGGTTACCGCGCCAAACATCTCTACCGACACAATGGCTCCGGTCGCAATCCGCTCTCCGTCAACCACCTTGTCCTTGCGGAGCTTGGCGACGTGACCACTGAAACCGGTGAACGGTCCACTGCCAAAGCAGACCCTGTCACCACGCCGGAAGCTCTTGCAATGCTCAAAATCGAGATTGATCTCTTGAGTACCGAAGAGCTTGAATCGATTCATTTCCTCGTCTGATACACGGTGCGGCTCGATCATGCCGCCGACGAAGCCCGCGACGCCTTCCAGCCGGGCAATACCGCAGACTGCGGCGGGCGAGTAAACCATGTTGACCAGCACATAACCGGGCATCATCGGACGCATGACATGGTGGATGACGCGACCACGTACGACATGTTTACCGCAATTTTCCATGGGCAAAAAAACATTGACCCCGGCTTTGCCGAGAGCGTCTTCAACAGCTTTTTCCGCTTTGTGCTTCGTCTCAACCACAAACCATTCGCGCTTGCCCGGCTGATTCTCCGCCGCCATGGAAAGCATGGTGACGTTGAGTCGCTTCGTGTTCCGCATCTGGTCGAACAGAGACGCAAAGCGCGTCAGGTCATAAAGCTCCGGGTTGACCGGCTTGCTGGCGGCATAAATCTTCACGTTATGCATCATTGGAGCGTCCCTCGCTGATGGTGATGAGAAAATTGGAAAGCGCGGCATCAACTGCCGCTTCGAGATCGTCAGCCCCGTCATCGACCGGGGGGAAATAGACCCATTCGGGCGGATGCTCGATAAAGGGCCAGCCATTGCGCTCATGCAGGCGCTTCCACGCTGCAAACACATCGCTATCCCGATGCACCTGCCGGAAGTCCTGCACGACGGGGAGAAGCGCCAGCGAGGTCGTGTATGGTTCCCTGCGGCGGGCGTGGTCCCGCATAGCGCTGACGACCGGCCAACCGTTGTCACGGCGCTTTTCGTGCACAAGCTGTTCGCGGGAAATCATGCCCTTGGCGATGCGGGTTTCGTCAAAGGTGGTGAGGTGCAGCGGGCCGGTCGGCTCTTTCGACAAAGCCTCAAGGCGCGTCCCCATCCAGAGCTTGCCGCAAACCTTGGCGATGCCTCGCGTCTGCACAGGCTCCGCAAGAGCATGTTCCGGCAGGTCACGCCAATGGCGGTTCTTGAGATAGACCGCTGCGGCCATCAGGTCGGAAGGCTTGGCCCAACGAAGATAAGCGGGTGTGCGCTCCACGCATTCGGAACGATCTTCCGGCGAAAGCGCGAACCATGCATTCCGGGCATACTCCACGTCACCCTTTTTCCACGTCGCAAACCAGAGCGTGAAAGCGTGCTCAATCTTCTTTCGATCAACCTTTTTCAAAACTCCCTCTTCCGCGTCAGCGGAGGGAGAGTTGTTTGGAAGAGTATCTGGAAGATTCTTATCTTGGTGGAACTCCTCCACCACCTTCCGGTCGTCATTTCCACCACCTTCGGGAACCATTTCCACCACCTTTTCGGCGGAACGTGGTGGAACAGTTCCACCACCTTGACGGCTCGCGACATCGTTGGAACGTGGTGGAGGATTTCCACCACCTTCATTGTCTTCGGTACCGGCTGCGTTGCCGGAAAGGTCGCGACCCGGCCAGCGCGCCACGTATTCGTTCCGCTTCCATTTCTGGCCGCGAAAGCCGTGTTGCGTCACTACGATCCAACCGCTTTCTTCGGCGATTTCGAGGTGTTTCATGACGGTTTTCTTGTCGAGGCCCGTCAGGTCTACAAGGTCCGAAATCGGCGGGTAGCAGGAACCGCCGGTCGCATCCATTTTCAGGCCAAGCGTATGCAGCACAAGGCGCGTGATGGGCGGCAGGCCGGATTTAGCAACCGCGTGCCGCCAAGACCATGCACGCGACGTTGCGCCGTGATCTGGTTCCATCACCGCACACCGCCTTTCCGCACCACGTCGCGCAAGAAAGAGCGCACGGCGTGGACGCCGAGAACGACCGTATGCGGCAATCCGCCGTCCGGCAGGCGCGTGGCATTGATGGCCGCAAATTCCACGTCCAGCGCGTCCACGCCGAGCGAGAAATGCGCCGCCTGCAAAACCCGCCTGATATCGGTATGGTCGCGATAAATGACACCCTGCGGTGCGCGCAAAAGCCAGTCCGCGCGCGCCGCATCCGTCTGGCAGTCTGCCAGAAGTTCAACAATAGGCATGAGTTCGGTCATCGGCTGATTTCCCGCTCCACCTTGCGCGCCAGAACGCGGTAGCTGTCCATCGCCTTGGAAAGATCGCCCTGCGCCCGCCGCTGGTCGGCAGCAGCCTTTTCGGCGCGGGCGGTCGCTTCCTCGCAAGTGCGGAAGGCAACTTCCATCTGCGCGGTCTCTTTCAGGAACTCGTCATAAAGCGGGTTCGAGCCTGCCGGTCCGAAGAACTGTTCGCGCACCTGCGCCACCCAATCGCGCGGCACGCCCAAATCCTTGGCAACGGCAGCATCCGTCCAGGGTGATCTGTAGGCGTCCTTGGCGTAAACCTCATCCAGCTTGTCGTTGATAATGCGCCGGTCATCGCGGCTCATTTCACGGGGCTTGTCTGCAATCGTCGCTACCGTGTCCACCATGGCTTTTTGTCCTTTACGCTTGGCCGGGGCGGCGTGGATCGGGCAGAAATCCTTGCGCGGATTGTTGCCGACCACCCATCCCTTGTTCTGGAAATGCTGAGTTGCCGCGATTGGCGGCTTGCGATTGATCCCGGTTTGATGCGGGAAATAGGCGACAGCACCACAGCTGGCGCAGGTGATCTGCATGGCCTTCGTGGACTTGTCGCCGTAGGAAATCGGAACTTCTGGAAAGATGCGGTCGCTCACACGGAAACCCTCTTTTTCCACACACCGAAATCCGTCCGCAGCTCGATAAAAACCGTTTGCGCACGTTCGTCCGTGTTGAGTTGTGTTTTGCTGGCGATGCCGATCAGGCTTTTCAGCACGGTGTCGGCATGGTCTTGGTTGTAAATCGCGCGCGTCTTGTCCCGCATTTCTAGGAAACGGTGAAACAGCGGCTCCGCGCAAAGCAGATCAGCCGACGCGGCAAAGTCACCCTCGCGAAGTCCACCTTGACGCGCCTGCGCGCCGTGGTGCCGGACACGAATGGCCTCAAATGACGCAAGGCGTTCGCGTGCTGCCCGGATTGCATCGTCGTTGCCGGCAGAGATTGCCGCCGCAAGCCGAAGCTTCGCCGTGTGAATTGCCGGGCCGAAACGATCTGTTTCGATGGCACCAAATTTGACCGCAAGGGTGCGCTTCGAGAGGGCGATATCGAAATGAACCCAACTGGCGTTTCGGTGCGAGCCGAAAGAAAGAACCGGATGCCCCTGAATCCACTTCCGCTTGACGCGAATGTGGTCCGCCATGGCAAGCAATTCGTCATCCGAATCCGCCCACATGTGGCACATCACCATGTTTCCAAAGGGCGCGCGCATGTCGTCAACGTAAACGCTCATGCCGCCACCCCGAGAGCATAGCCGCCCCACTGAAACGCCGCCGCATCCGCAATACCCGGATGGGTTTGCGACCGAATCTTCCAACGATCAACGCCGGGCGGAGCGCGATGCACGATAGACCAGCGCTTATGCTCATCTGTTCCCGGCTTCGGCGGAACAAGCCGGTTCGTTGCCACCAGCGGCGGTAAACCGCGCAAATAGAACGAAGTCGCCTTGAAGGAAGGATCGCCAAAATGCCACGGCTGCACGGTCTGCGCCGCCTTGTGATAGTTGCGGATCCGCATTTTGGCATAGCGATGCATCACGGGATTTTCGACGGCGATGCGCTGGATCGGTGCATTCCAGCAATCGGAGAACAATGCAGCCCCTTCATCCAGGAGCCGCCACATGATCGCCAGTTTTTCATCACGGGAGAGCAGCGCCCACTCGGCGCGTTCCGCGTCCATCGCCTCATTGGGCGCGTTTGTTGGCGGCTCTTTCAGCCACCGCACGCCCGAATTGCAAAGCCGGGTGCAGGGCGGATGCATCACCGCCAATAAGTCCCAGCCTTCATTCAGGAGATCGCGGACATCGCAAATGATATGGCGATTGCTACCGTCATCGGCGGGCAGGAGATCGCAGGACCAGACATCATGCCCCAGCGCGGCAAAAGCGCGGCGGACTACACCGGACGTTTCGCAGCCGATCAGAACCTTGAGAGGCTTGGCGATCCTGAATTGTGATTTTGGGAAGGAAGCGTTCACGCCGCCTCGCTTTCCGCCGTCTCGGCGGCTTCCTGCGGCTGGAAATCCTTCCAGTCCACGCGGCGGACAATGGTGGCGCTGCCGTAATTTCCGGCCTCGTCACGTTCCCATACGAACCACGCCGTATTCATACGGCTGCTGGCCTTGTTTCCGTCCCATCCGTCGCGGTGCATCATCGGGAGGCGGCGCTTGAAGACGTAGACGCGAGCGGGCGGGCAATCATCCATGACGAAATTGCGGTCATCGTCCGCGAACCCGCAAAGGAAATTCAGATTGAGCAAAAGCGCCATTTTGCGCGGCTTGTAGACGCGCAGGGCGTAGGCCACGAAGGCATTGAGTATATCGCCGTAAGGCGGATTGGTGACGATATCGTATGAGCCGGCTTCCGGCGGCTGCGAGGTCAAGAAGTCCTGCACCGCCTGCAATTCGCCGTTGCTGTCCGCCGTGCCGTAGTCGTTGATATCGGCCAGCACCACGGCGTAATGAAACGCTTCCAGCATACGCGATATCGCTCCGCGCCCGCAGGCTGGTTCCAAGACGCATGTGGTGAATTCTTCCAGCGCCAACAGCGTAAACATCGCTTCGGGCGGTGTCTCGTAGAGGTTCGCTCCGCGCTCTTCCTTCGTGGCGCTGGCCGTGCCGACCGCCGCGCGAAGATTTGCCTTCGTCGGCTCAAGCCCGGCAGCAAGCCGCGCCTGAATCGCCCGTTCGACAATGCCGGGTTCACGATGTTCCGCCGCAGCAAGCTTGCGGGCTTCGTGGATTTCCTTGCGGGACAGGCCAGTTTCATCGGACGTAAAACCGTTTCCATCGGAAACGGTTTTGGGCCTTCCGCCTACCGACGCTTGGCCTGCCGCCTGCGCTTCGTCCCATTTGTCGGCAATAAGGATTTTCGCGCGTGCTTCGATCAAGAGCGCGTCCGCCTGCATGCGCCGAGCCTTGGCGATCAGCTTTTCCGTTGCGCCGATCTGTTCCGCAAACTGTGCGGCGGTCTTCGCCTGATTATAGGCGACAGACGCGACGATGCGGGCGTTGATGATATCGCCATCATCAAGAAGCGCCCGCGCCCGTTCTACCGTGGCGACCAGCCCGGAAACGTCAGCGACCGGCACCACGGCGGCTTCCGTTTTGCGTTCCGGCATGTCGCCCGGCTCCGCAATGCCTTCCAGCATAGCCAGCATTTCGCGGGCGCGGTCGGTCGGATAATAGGTTTTGCCGTGCTTCTTATCCCGCGTAAGATAGCCGTTGCTTACAGACTTGTTTGCCGCAACACCTTGCTGTTGCGATTCGACCGTCACCACACCGTCGCGAACGGCGGCGCTGATGATGACAACGGCGCTTGGGCCGGGCTTGGGAAGCTTGACTTGCTTGTAAGGGGCCATCAGTGCGACCTCATCAAACGATCAAGGTACGCCTGCCCCAAGCCGGTAAGCTTCGCAGTCTCTCCATCGGCGGTAATGTGGAGATAGCCGCAGTTGCGGCATTCTTCGGCGACGATATGGTAAGCGAGGCCAAGGGCGGACAAATCTAACTTGCCGCCCTCGCATTTCACATGCCGTAAAAAGCCCCTTGCACGTTCGGACAAGGGGCGCTTCATCAGTTCGGTAATAGCCGGATCGGTCTGGCGCTTCATTCCGCACCCCCGACGACGCTAAGCCCGACCTTGTGACCGCCCTTGGCTTTCACACTGGCGAGCGCCTTCCGAAATGCCGCCAGACCAGCTTCCAGTTCCGCTGCGTCACGGTCCATTTTTGTCGCTTCGGCTGGCGTCACCACCATGTCGGCAATCGCAACCGCGCCGCCGGAAATCAGGTCACCAGCCTTACGGACCATTTCGGAATAGGTGACGACGACGCACTGTTCGGCGGCGCGCTCGTTTTCCGGGTCGGCCAGCCGCCGCCCGTTAAGTTCCGCCATCGCAGAGGTGACGACCGGCACGCCGCATTCGCTTTCCAGTGCATAGACAGCGTGCAGCGGCATCAATTCCGGGTCGGTCGCATTGTTCATGCGCCCGATGTGGCTTTTCGAAATCGAGGAAATTTCCGCAGCACGCTCGATACCGCCCACGAGGCGGATAAGGTCACGTTGCGCGGCTTTGATCCGGTGAAACCATGCGTTTGAAATCATGAGACAATACCTTTCCCGCGCCGGGAAAATCCCGGCGTTTTTCCCGTGGTGGGAATTGAATGGAGATGAGAGTTTCAGGGCGTCAGGAAGTTACGGAGGCCCACATGCAAAACGAGAGTTGCCCGCGCCGGGCGAGAACAAGAAAAGCGCACCAGCGCGGGTCGCAGCGGGCCGGGAGGATTGGCCGCAAGAAGGGGAAACGAGGCCGTTCACTCGACTGCCTCCATCGGTATCTGAAAGAAATAGCTGTCATTCCACGCGATCTCCCGCTCGAAAGCAGCGCGACGGATAGCCCGCATCTCTTCGAGAGAAGGCGCAACCCCTCTCTCCCAACGAGATACAGTCGACTGCGCAACGCCCAATATGGCGGCGAAGTCAGTTTGACTGACATCAAAGAGTGCTTTTCGAATGTGCCGAATTTCGTTCATACGCGCATAATATGCGCAAACAGATATTTTGCAACGCATGAAATATCCGCGAACAGATTTTTATACGGCGAGGTATTGGATTATGCGTAAACGCATGGACACAGCAAAACAAGTTGCCGAGCTTTTAGCGCTCAAACACTGGAACCAGATTAAGCTTGCGACACACTTCGGTGTGTCACAATCCACCGTCCATCGTTGGAAGGCAGGCGCCGACCCCGAAGGGCCGCATCGCGACGCGATTCGAGAGTTGCACACCAAAGAGTTTGCGGACCCAACCTCCAAGCCTACTCGGCGTGTGCCTTTGAAAGGCAAGGTGGGGGCGGGACAGGAAGTCTATGCTATCGATGATGGTGGACACGACTACGTTGAAGCCCCTGCCGGGTCTCGTCCTGAAACTATCGCGGTCGAAGTTTCCGGGCAATCGATGTTCCCGGCGTATGAAGAGGGAACGCTGCTATATTACTCCAAGCTGCTGCCTCCATCTGACATGGTAAATCGGCGAGCTGTCGTGCAACTCGCCGACGGCAGGATTTTCGTGAAAATTATCCGCCCTGGCAGTTCGCCCGACACATGGACGCTAAGCAGTATAAATGCGCTTTACCCCGACATGACTGACGAAATGGTCGAATGGGTAGCGCCGATTGATTGGATCAAGCCTAGGTAACTATTCATAATTATCCGCGAAGACGTTTATTTTTATGCATTCGCGGATTTTTTATTTACAATAATATCCGTATGCGCATATTATCCGCCGTGTCTGATCCGCCAAACCCTCGGCGGTACGGGCATACTGCCGGGCGCTGCATTCTCGACGTGAACATGCCGCCCGGCTCCCTCAACACGACGGAGTCAAAGCATGCATATAAATACCGCGAACGACACTGCACTGACGCACGCGATGGCCGAGGCCATCCAGCGCGTGGGCGAAGGCTGCACCAAAGCCGACCTGCGGGAATGGTTTACCACCGACGAAATCCATCGTTGCGGTGATGCCGCTATTGCGCGGTTCCACGACATGCGCGTCGAGGATGCGCGAGAGGCAGCCTGAAACGTCCGCTCTGGTTTCCGCCTCCAGCGAGGCGGTTTCCCGAACGGATGGAGACAGCCTTGATCCAGATTTACCCCATGATTCCGACCGAACGCCCGCAGCAGGCAACGCCAGCCTATGGCCTGTTCTTTCTGGCCTGCGTTTGCGCCGTCCTCTTCCTCTCCGTCATCGGCGGCGCGGCGCTTTGCGCCACCAGCCTCGCCGAGATCAAGCGCCACCACGACGCCGCTGGGCGCGCGTGACCTTCCTCTAAACAACAAGGAACCATCCGCATGAAGAAAATACGCGATGCCTCCACCATCATTGGCATGCTGGAAAACGGCCAGCTTAACCCCGCCTTTTCCGCAGAGATCGGTCAGACGTTGGAAAAGCTTTCGGACATGTCCGAAGCCAACCCCATGCAGTCTTTCAAGGGTTCCGTCACCCTGAAACTCTCGCTGTCCGTCAAGGACGGCATGGTGACGATTGCCGCCGACATGGAATCCAAAACCCCGAAGCTTCCACGCAAGAACTCGGTCTTTTGGGTTGTCGAAGACGGCGCGCTTTCGACCGAGCATCCTCGCCAGCACGACATGTTTTCCCCGCGCGAAGTCTCCGCAGGCTGATTTCCAACCTTAGCAACCGCGACCGGTTAGTGACCGGCGCACCAACAGAGGAACCGAAATGGACCAATTCACCCAAACCGCCGTCGCCGAGATCGCAAAGCTTGCGGCGCAGACCAACGCCGCGATTGTGCAGGTTCCGGCACCTGCCGACTCCAAGGGTATTCCCCCGACCGTCCCCGCGCTGCTGGACCCGACCAGTGGCAAGCTATCAGACGTGTCGGCAGTCTTTGCGCCATGGCGCACCCGCCCGGAGCGCAAGCAGGGCACCGCCAATGTTGAGACGCTGGATTCCTTCGTCAAGCTGGTCGAGCGCCACAAGACAGACAACAGCGTGATCTTTGCCGTGACGGACTGGCGTACCCCCGCCTTCACCGCCGTTATCGACTACCACGGCAACGACCCGGACAATGGCAAGCACCGCGTACACTATGCGTTCCCGCTTTCCGAAGAGTGGAAAGCTTGGCAGGGAATCCACGGCAAAGCGTTGACGCAAAACGAGTTCGCGGAATTCATCGAAGACCATATCGCCGAACTGGCCTCGCCGGACTCTGACGAGGTGAAAGACCTCGAACTGCTCTTCCGGGCGAAGATTGCCTATCCGAATGAACTGGTAGTGCTTTCGCAGGGTTTGCAGATCAACGCGGAAACTCGCGTCAAGACGGCCCTGAAACTGCAAACGGGCGAAAGCCAGATCGTTTTCGAGGAAGACCACAAGAACGCCAACGGCGACCCGATCACCGTGCCGGGCGTCTTCGTCCTCAACATCGCTCCGTTCTTCCAGGGCGAAAGCATCCGCCTGCCTGTGCGCCTGCGCTACCGCCTTCGTGAAGGCACGCTTTCGTGGACGTGCATGCTCTACCGGCCCGACATCCACATCACCAAGGCCGTCAACTTTGCCCTGCACGAAACCGCCGCGGAACTTGCCCTGCCGAAGTTCGCGGGCAAGCCGGAAATGTCGGCCTGATTTCAACCAAAGCGCGGGCGACACCCGCCCGCGCTTACAATCAAAGTCACTGAGAACGGTACAACATGACCGCCGCCATACCAGCCGCTCACAGAAAACAACGTCGCCCTACCCTTCGAGTTCGCGACGTGACCGCTACGCTTGAGGCCTTGAAAAAGAACGGCATGACGCCGACCGCGCTGGACACATTGCCAGACGGTACATTTCGATGGCATTTTACGCTACCGGCACAGAACGACGAAGACGATCTAGACCGCGAACTTGCGGAGTTTGACAAAAAGCATGGTTACAGTTGAGCTAAAGGGCATTCACACCGTCAAGGCCAAAGGCAATGTTTACTATTATGCTTGGCGCGGCGGCCCAAGGCTTGACGGCCAACCGGGAACGGCGGCTTTCATGGCATCCTATAACGAAGCGATTGCCAGCCGCATGGAGCCAGAAAGCGGACGCTTCCGCTCAATTATCACCCACTACAAAGCAACCGAGTTCAAGAAGCTCGCAGATTCCACTAAGCGCGTCTGGGCGCCTTGGATTGATCGCATTTCCGAACACTTCGGTAATCTGAGCATTGCGCAGTTCAACCGCACTGACAAGATTCGCCCCCGCATCAGGCAATGGCGCGGCCAGTACAGCGACACACCCCGCGCCGCCGACACGGGCATGCAGGTCCTTTCCCGCATCCTATCCCATGGCGTTGACCCGATGGGAAAGCTTAGCGCCAATCCAGCCGAAGGCATCAAGCATCTTTATAGCTCCGACCGCTCAGAAATCATCTGGACGGACGCCGACATTGCGCAGGTCAAAGCCGAATGTTCTGACGAGGTGAAATGGGTAATCGACCTTGCCGCGCATACCGGCTTGCGTGTCAGCGATCTTCTCAAACTATCATGGTCCCATGTCGGCCCCGATGCCATCATCATTTCGACTGGGAAGAGCAAGCATAAGCGCGAGGCGATCATACCGCGTTACGATGCTTTGAATGAAATTCTCGACCGCATCCCCAAGCGCTCCCCCGTCATCCTTACCAGCTCCAAAAAGAAGCCATGGAAGCCGAGCGGGCTGAATACGATGTTTTGGCGGGCGAAAGAAAAGACGAAGATGCTTGAACGCGATCTGCATTTCCACGACCTGCGAGGGACCGCCGCAACAAAGTTCTATATCGCGGGCCTGTCGGTGCGCGTGATCGCCGAAATAATGGCGTGGGAGGAAGAGACGGTCGAGAAAATTATTCGCCGTTACGTGGGCAGAACTTCTGCCACAAAAGAAATGATACGGCAGCTGAATGAGGCTCACAAAAAATAGACGGGGCTGGCCCCGTCTACGTTATCACAACTTAGCGTGGATCAATCGCCGAGAATTTGCTTCCAGATCGGACCCGCGACGACCGTGTGATAATAGTTATCTACGGCTCGCGAGATCATAGCAGGCGGCACGCGATGGTAACTGGCAATCTTAATGATTGTCGTCTTTTTAGCTGCCATCTGCGCTAGATCGTGCGCCCGACACTCGTAAGGATAAAGCAACTCAAGCGCAGCGACCTCAGCCAGCATCTCCGATTGCGAAACACCCTTCGCGACATCGCCGATGTTGGCAAAATACTCAATGAGTAAATCTTCGATGGTGCGGACACCTAGGACAGACCAGTCCTCTTTTTCATCGATGATGACGTGGCAAAGTTCCTTTACTGCGGTAAATCTCAGCCAATCGTCATCCTGATTTGCACGCACTCGCACGATAGCTCGCCCTTCGTAGCGCTCAATCATGCCTCGCAGGAAGTTACCTTCAAAGGTAACCTTCTTCTTATTGATACCGATCTGGTACATGTTCGAGACCACGGCGTACAAGTCTTCTACCGAAATCCGGTTGAGGTTGGCACCGTTAACATACGTGGCGTATTCTTCGCGTACGTAATGAATCTTCTTGAATGCTTCGAGCGCTTTTTCGCCACTGATTATCATGCTTAAGCTCACAAAAGAAAAGCCCCGGAATTTCTTCCGGGGCTCGATGCTGACCGTAATGAAACTGTCACATCTTATGCGCGAACTGAATCGCGAAAGTCAAGATCAACTTCTTCACCGCGATCAACTGCTTCATAAAGTCGGTTCACTTCTTCACAAACCGACTCTGCAGAAGCTTCATCTTGGTTACGAACGAAGAACTTGACATCTAGAAGCCCGTCTGCGGCCATCTTTTCGAATCGCGCAGCGAGCTTGGTGCATTGCAAATTAGTTTCCATAACTCGCTCCTTCTGAACAACGAAAACCATTCTCGTCGCTATCTGTTCCATATATGGGTGACAGATTTGTTTTTTGTATGTCAGCGCGCCGATATACGAAAAATAAATCGTGTCAAGCCATATTTCAAATATGTTGCCGCTATTATGCGCACAATTGGCGATTGGTCCATAGCCTATCGCAATTATTCTGCGATTTTATTAACACGCGCGCTTTTTTTGTAACTGCGTCCAGAAAATCGCCAAATTCATATTAGCCGAATTTCACACTACGTTTCCATTAGCCCAAATTGATGAAGCATTTAAGGCAAGATCAAAAAAAGAACGTTTCCTGTAAAACTCGCTGTAAAACTCACAAGTTTTTCGACGACAAGAAACGGCGGAAGGCCTTGAGAAATAGGGTGGAGCGGGCGAAGGGAATCGAACCCTCGTATTCAGCTTGGGAAGCTGCTGCTCTACCATTGAGCTACACCCGCGCCGCGCACAAGACATCGGACAGTTCTTACCGGGTGTCAAGCACCCGACAGGACCATTACTCCGCGCGGAAATGCTTGGAGAGCTTCAGGCCCTGTGCCTGATAGTTGGAGCCAAGGCC